ACAATGTGAAGTAGATGGTAATGCCTTTAATCGCTTACAACAAAAAGCCAATGATATGTTAAACGTAGTTGAACCTATCACCTCGAATTCCATGTTGGAAGATTGGGAGCGTTTATGTGGGATTAAAACTGACTTTGGCAAGAGCTATCAAGAAAGAGTGAAGAGAGTCATTGTCCAGTTGAATGCTATTGGTGGGCTATCTATTCCTTATTTTATAAAAATTGCAGAAAGCATTGGGTACAAAATTGAAATTAAAGAGTTCTCGCCTCTTGCTAATGACTTACCAAACCCTGGTGATTTAGCTCAATTCCGCAACGAGGCAAGAGAAAATCTTATTTTTATGTGGCGGGTATCGGTACTTAATGGTGATGACAATATCGTGTATTTCCGCGCGGGAAGCTCTTTTGCTGGCAATCATTTAGTTGAATTTGGTGACAGAATCATTGAAGAGTTTTTTAAAGATTTAAAACCAGCACATACCTATTGTTATTTTGCTTATCAAGGATCTTAATTTATGAAAACGTTAATGCCTAAAGTTGATACCCGAGACGGTTTATTCCACAACGGGAATCCAGCAACTGGTGAACAAGGCACGCGAGTAACCGATACGTGGCTTAATAATTTGCAAGACCGAGTACGCGATGTACAAGCGGAAGCGCAGTATGTGTTGCAAAAAGCGGGATTACAGCTCGTAGAAAATAAGCAAACGCAGCTTTATGAGGCGATTGTTAAGATTATTGATGATAACCGAAAAACGGCAAGTTTAACTCAACAAGGCATAGTCCAACTCACCAACGATACAGGGCTTGAAAGTGAATCTCTTGCACTCACCGCAAAAGCAGGTAAAAAACTTGCTCAGCAAACAGCACAATTGCAGTTAAATGTCTCGCAAAATTACATTCAAAATAGCAAAAAATCCTCTGCGGTAAATAGTAGTAGTAATGATAATGTTGCAACATCAGGCGCTGTAAAAACAGCTTACGACAAAGGAGTTGAAGCAAAAACGGCAGCGGATAATGCTAATAATAATGCAAATGGGCGCGTATCAAAGAGTGGTGATACTTTAACAGGCATTTTGCGTAGTGTTGGTATCGCATCAAAACAATTTGGCATGGGTGCGTATTCGGAACAATATAACAGTGGCGCACCGTATATGGTTGAAGAAACTGGCTCTAAAGACAGGGACACCTATCATCCATTCGTAAAAGGACGAGTTCGCTCAAATAATCATTATGGGACTGCGTTTTCATTCGGTTACACAACAAAACAAGGTAGCGGGGATGGGTTTGGTCGAGGCATTATTAATCTCATCGAAGATAATGGCAAAACAAAACTTTGGGCGTTTGAACATGACGGGGAGTTCAGATCTGCCGGTGATGTTAAAACGTCTTCCGGGAAGTCTCTGGAAACAGCGGTGCAGCCTGGGGATTTTCAGTATCAGAAAAAAGGTAATTTTGAGATCCGTCGATACCCTGACGGCACAATGATTCAGTCTTATTTCGTTGATTTTACCGATGTTCATGGGCCGAACAGCGGAATTGGTGGCACAGGACAGAAACAATTAACGTGGGCAGTGTCATTTGTTGGCAAGCCGTTAGTTTGGGGGAATATAACATCATCCCTAGAAGATCATCACGATATTGGTGTAAACATCCTAACAAAATCAACAGGGACAACATTGTATTGGTATAACTACGAGCATAGCAATCCAAACCAGGGGGCGTGCCGTTTGCAATTCTTAGCGATTGGGAGATGGAAATAATGACCATGTATTTTAAAGAGGGTTTTTTTGACGATACGAATGATGGATTTGTGCCTGAAGGTGCAGTTGAAATTAGTGAGTCAAAATATCTTGAGCTTCTGAACGGGCAAGCGCAAGGTAAGGAAATTATTACAAATAAACAAGGCGCTCCTGTTTTGGTTGACCCACAACCAAGCGCAGCGCACGAGTTAAATTTTGACACATTGCAATGGGTTGTTTCGCCTGAGAAGTTAGCTGCTCTAATTGCAGATAATAGAGCGCGTTTAATAGATAGCATTGACTCGCATGCGGCCAAGATTTACAGCACGTGGACGCGTTTTGAGTCTGAGTATCGTGAGCGCCAAACAGCGGCGGAAGCGTATAAGGCAGCAAATTATCAAGGCGAATGCAGCAGATATATTACAGACTTTGCCAAACGCGCGGGGTTAAATAACCAAGCCGCAACAGATTTGATTTTAGTGCAAGCAGCTGGGCTTGAGAAATTACAGGTCGAGCTTGCCAACCAGCGCATGCGCAAATACGAGCTTAAAGTGCCAGGATTGACGATCGAAAAAATGCAGTCCATTTATGACGACATTATTAAGCAAATGGATGCATTAATGGAGGCGTATAACAATGGATAACCGTATCTATCTTGCGTTTTATAAATACAAACGCAGCTATCTAAAAGAGCCTTTTAAAGCCTTGGCCGATACGGTAACACGCTTTTTTACAAAAGGCCAATACTCACACTGCGAGATTGCTGTTGAGCGGTTGGAATTTACTCAAGGCGACCATTACGAGCATCGAGTTATGTTTGATTGCTATTCCGCGTCAGTGCGCGATGGAGGCGTTCGGTGTAAGCAGATTGATTTGCCGGAAGCGGACAAGTGGGATTTGGTTTATCTTGAGAATGTAACAGAGGCGCAGATTAAATCTTATTTCAACCGCACGTCCGGCGCTAAATATGACTGGTGGGGCGCGTTAGGTATCGTGCTTGGAGTTAAGCAAAAACGAAGCAAATATTTTTGTTCGGAATGGTGCTTTAACGCAATTTATAACAGCGAAGAAGGCTGGCGTTTTAGCCCAAACCAACTTGCAGCGATGGTGCATAAAAATGGATAAAACAACGATTAACCTTTACCGTGGTGATGACGAGGAATGTATTGTTCGCCTGTTTGAAAAACAGCCGGATAAAACATTAAAACCACTCGATTTGAGTGATATGGCACGCTTTGATTTATGGGCTACAGTCAGAAACAAGCCTGTGCTAACACTATCATCCACAACAGGTGAAATCGAAGTTACAGATGCCCCTGGAGGCGTTTTAAAAATTACGTTTAATCACAATTTAACAAAAGACGCGACGTGGTCTCAGGCGGACTATGATTTACAGGCGGTATCTAATAAAGGACGAGTTAAAACGCCAATTAGAGGCGGGAGAATTAACCTTCAACTTGATGTTACACCTGATATGACAGGGGCGCGTAATGGATGACATTGTTGCAGTGGTTGATCCACCCCAAGAAATAGTAGCGGTAGTCGAAAAAGGTGAAGTCATATATCAAAGTGACGACGACTTACCTGACCTTTTAACAATTTATGAGTTAGCCAAA